TGCGCAGAGGACTTGGTGATGAAAGGACTGTGAGAATGGAAAGTTTCTGCATTCCTTTTGACATTTTCGACCAGAAGAAAAAAACTAAGGAGTTTGAAAGTTGACATGGCTGAGCCTTCCCAAAATCGTGAGGACATTATAAAGATTAAGGGTGATATTCAATTGATCCATCAAAAGCTGGATAATCACATTACGCATATAAGTGCAAAGATAGACACCATCTTCAAGATAGTTTGGACGGTGTCCTTCATGGTCCTTGGCTTAATCCTTAAAGCTGTATATTCAGGACTGCTTAACTAACACATGAAATTCAGAGGACATAAAGTCCTTGTGATAGGGGATACACATGACCATCCCAATCTTAACAAGGATCGTTTCCTATGGATCGGTAAACATATTCGGAATCTCAAACCAGATTATGTAATCCATATTGGAGATGTCAGTTCCTTTGATTCACTTTCCTCCTTTCAAGCAAATGATACCCAACAGGGCAAACTCAAGGATGCCTTTATGGTGGATATTAATTCCATGCGTCAAGCCATAGCATTAATCAACAAGGGAATGGGTGGCTACCAAGTGCCAAAACATTGTACACTTGGCAACCATGAATTTCGTGTCCATAAATTTGAGGAGAGGATTCCTGAAATAGAGGGCATTATGAAACACCAGCTCTACGAATCATTTTCCATGCACGGATGGACCACATCTGAATACGGAGATATATTCTTCATATCAGGCGTTGGATTCACCCATGTGCCTAAAAATATTATGGGTAAGGAATATGGTGGACGCAATACAGAAATAACCATGGCTAATGACCTTATTCATGACCTAGTCTTTGGTCATACGCACAAGGATCGTGACTGGAAAGCACCCAAAATAGGGGATAAACAGTATGTTCGTGTCATTAATGTCGGTTGTGCGTTGCCAATGAATCATGTAGAGCAGTATGCTAAATTAAATATGACTGGCTGGAGTTATGGTATAGTGGAACTATCCATATGGGATAGCCATGTTCAAGAAAAAAACTTTGTGTCTATGGACAGATTGGAGAGAAACTATGGAAAAGATTAAATACTTTTGGAAGCATCTAGGTAAATCAGCAAAGCTATTTATAATAGCAGTAGCTATCCTAGCTGCATATCTTATACTCAAACAGATATTTTAAATAAACAAATTATTACAGAATGTTACAACTACTAGGAGCTATTGGACCGATAGCTAAACTGATAGCAAAGACCGTTGACAAGGCTGTACCTGACAAGGATTTAAAAGAAAAACTCAAGCACGAAATAAACACCCAACTTCTCACTTCAGGAACGGATGAGATGAAGGCTGCGTCTAAAATTATTTTAGCTGAAGCTCAAAGTGGTTCGTGGCTGACAAATTCATGGCGACCAGCTCTGATGTGGATTTGCATAATCGTCATCTTTAACAACTTTATAGTCATGCCATTCGCTAACGCCATCTTCGGAACAAGTTTAATACTGGAAATACCTGATCCAATGTGGAATCTACTTACCATTGGAATCGGAGGGTATATCGCTGGGAGAAGTGGTGAAAAGATAGCACAGAAATGGAAGGAGAAGGACTAATCATCCCCTTTTGGTACAAATCTGTCAGTTATATATATAAACCTCTGTCAGAGGGCTAAAATAGGGCTTTAAAAGGGTTTAATGCAGTTTACCACCTCTATCGAGGTATGCTTGTAGTTCAAGCTCGACAATCGCCTGTGTCAACAGCTTATAGTTGATATTTTCCCTCTTGACCTGACCACTTTGGACAAGAAAGTCTATCCAATCATGAAATATCTGCTCAAGCGTCTGACTTGTCGTGTTAAATTCTAACATAAGCAACACCTTCCACATAAAAATGGAAGATGCTACTCACAATGGGTAGTTTTAGGAACTCTTGATTACTTTGTGTAATATTCCTCACTCGTGAATGTACACTCATAAAGAGAGACGCAGTATTATGCTTAAATACCTACCGATGAAAGTTCATCAAACACAATCCTTTGGCAATAAGTCGCAATGACCTATCCACTACCCATGCCTTAACGGAAGGTACTCACTTGTGTTTTCCCTTCCTAGCCCATTGCGTTAAATCATCTAGAATTACGAATGGAATCTTTTATTGTAACACCTGATGCAGTACCACGATCCTTTATCTTCATAGTATTCATAATTTGGTGACTTATAGCACAGCATCACATCAGGTATGTACAATCTATTGCAATCAAGACAAGTATGTTTCAGCTTTGGTTTAGGTTTTTCAATGGAGTTTAAACTTCTCTTTGAAAATTTTATGACTTTGGCTTTCATTCGTATCTCCTTTGCCAAATGTATCGCACTCGATCATAGTTAATACGATCCCTTATTTGAGATCTTGTCCTAGGTTCTCTTAACGCTTTCTTTTCCAGCTTTTTTTTTATCCTTCTTATTCTTGTTTTTAGCTTTGCCATATCAATTTTCCTTGCCATAGGAAGCTCCTCTTATCACTCAAGTTCGCCTCCTATGGCTTTTCAGGTATACCCGATGGGATTTTGGTTCTAAAAGACACCATCACCCACACTACTACTGCTTATGTAATCTTATCACTGCTCTTTAAAAGTTTGTTTAAGTAGAACGTAAAGCGCAAAGCGCTTAAATCTACAAAATAAGCATAAACAATAGCAATTCTATAGGGGAGTAAAGTATAATCGATGCATAGTGTCGTTTTACCAACTCTGAAAGGACTATGTGGGTTACTCAACATAACTCGAAAGGAGGAAACAAAGTCTTTCACCCACAGTTAGCAAGGTCAAGGAGCTACCTTACTTGCTAGAATGGTACTGGACCGTCTTCCGTTTCCGAGCTTTTAGCTTTCGCCTTCGCTTTTTCCTCACTAATGGCTTTAGCTATCGGTCCTTCCGTGTTATGGCTGTTGGTTTTACCCATGGGGATCAACCGTACATTTCCTGAGAATCTTCCCACCACTATGTCCGTGACATACTTGGTAACACCGTCTGCCATATAGGAACGATACTCTATCTGTCCTGTGACATTAATGACATCACCTTTCTTGATGTACCTACCAAGACTTTCTGCTAGGTTTGGATTCCACACAGTAACCTTGTGCCATTGTGTTTTCTCCTTGTTCTCTCCGTCCTTGTCCTTGTACTTTTCGTTTGTCGCCAAAGACAATGTTGCGAACTTTCCCCCTTGTGAAGTTTCCTTCAATTCAGGATCAGCTCCCAACCTTCCAGTTAGTATAACAATATTCAACATATTATCCTCTCTTTACTTGTTAAACTTAATTAGTTTCTCATCTGCCACCTTTGGCTTTTGAGAAAATTTCTCCTTCATGTCCTCAACATACTTGCTATTGTCAAACATTCCCAGAAATACATCTGCACTTACTCCAAGATGGCTGAACGCTTTTGTCAAGGCATCCGTCATAGCTTTCTTTGGAGCCTCATCATCCAATGCACCGTTCTTTTTAGTCAATGCTTGTACTGATGATACTGGTCCGTACCAATCCCACTTTGCTCCTACAATATCATTTGTATGATAGGGTACTGTTGTATGAGCTACTGACACTTCAGCAAACACCAGCGTTGGCGTGTATGTATAGCTCACCTTGTAGTTCCATCCCTCTCCCACTGGTCCGAATGTATCTGTCATTACCATGATTTGATACATGGGATCAATGGCTGTTAATGGCTTTCCAAACTTACCGAATGGCTTTGTCCATCTGGGATCGGTGTGCTTTACCTTATCCCATATAAGTCTTTTGGTATTAAAGCTGTCAATCTTCTTTTTATCCATGATTTCTCCTTGTTATAAATCACCCAATTATTCTAAACCGTACTTTTTGTAAGGTATTATTCTCATCAGGTCTATTAATTTCCACTTCCATAAATTCTGCATGTCTTCATGTTCTGCTTGTTGCCATGCGTTAAACAGAATGGCTGCACTCTTCCAAAATCGTTCCTCATTCATCTTTCAAATACCTCCACACCTTCGCTTGTTTGGTACTTTCATTACTCCTTGTTCTTCCTGTGTCTTCGATACAGTCCTTCAGTTTCAATTCGCTGAAGCGTGGTCGTACTGACAGTATGCTGATGTTCAGGAGATTGGCTACCTCGTCAGGTGTAGCTCCGTACTCCATCTTGTTTCTTAATATCATCAGACACTTCTTGCGAATGGTCTTGGCTGGTACTGTTTCAGCACTCGCCTTTGATGTCGTGGGTTCTTTGTACCCAGCATTATTCGGATACTGAAAGTTTCTCATCTTCGATACCATGAAATTCTTTCCATGTGGTAGCCACTGGTTTCTTTTTCTGAACTGCATCCCAAAAATATTTATACGCCTTCAGAAGCATTGATTGAAATTTCCTGTCTTCCAACACCTCTACATATTCATAATGCATATTGCCAAAGAAGATGGATAGGTATGCCTTGGGTAGTTTTGACACCAACATGTAATGCTGGAGTTGAGGGTAATACTTGTCAATAAATTCCACCTTCTTCTTCGTTGAAGTATTAAATGCGTGTGTGTGCTTTGCCTCAAAGACAGCGTAGTTATTGTGTACTATTCCATCCAAACTTCCATAGACATATGGCTGTCCATGAAGAAGTAAATCATTATACCAGATCGGTTCTTCCTGTATGTGTACTTTCATATCGGTTTGCTTGGTGAACCATTCCCTGTTAAACTGTTCAGTTGTTATTCCCATCTGTACTGGCAGTACATCATCTAGGTTTACTGGCTCTGCTCGTCCAGTCTTCTCGTCATACAAGTCCAGCCATTCTCCGTGAACCAGCTTGTTAGCGTCCGTTCCCCCTATTCCTGTTGGTCTTTCTAACCTTGGTTTTTTTGTCTTCGTATTGTTGATGTCGTTCTGTATAATTTCTATGTCTGTCATTTCTTTCTCTCCTCATTAGAATGTCAATCTTGTTTACCAGCTCCCTCGGAATCTGATTCTTTTCAAATTTTATTTTAAACTCATTGAAGTTATCAATTCCTATTATCCTATGCCTGTAGACATAATCAAGTATGCTATTTCTCCATCTTTTTGTCCTTTCGTGTGGAGGCAAAGGCTCTTTTTTGTTTCTTTTTCCCTTTAGGAAATTGCTTAACAAGCTCTGGATCGTTTTCATATTGCTTAAGATTCTCCTCTGCGTCTTCCCACATTTTTTTTACAAATTCGTCAAATTCTTTTTTACTTTTGAACATGATGCCTGTCCATGTGCTTTCCACAGTACCATGATCTCATGAAATCTGATGAGAAGATACCGTGATTGTCGCAGTCTTTTTCCTGACACATTTGATGTTTCACTCTTTCCTCCAAACTCATATTGAAGAACCACCATCCTGATATTTTTATTTTCTTTTTTCTTTTAGCCACAGTTCGCAGTTCAATGCGTCAGCCCAGCACAAAAAAAGGTATCCTGACGGGTTTCGTATGCCTACTTCCCACTTGGATACCAATCCTGTTGCGACACCAATTATGTTATCAAGTTCCATTTGGGATATCTTGAGCTTGTGTCTTTTTTTCACAAACTGGGGTATCAGTTGATTGTGAAACTTATTTCCAAGAGATTTTCTCACTTGGATATATTTTTAATTGTTCTTTTGTTCTTTTTCAATACCTATGTTACATTCATTATATAAACTCATTACTGCTGCCTTTACAACTTTTGATAATGGTATGTTGTATTTTTTAGCTATTTCTCTTACTTTATTATAAACTTCTCTGTTCATTCCAATGGTGATATAATTGTTTTTATGTTTTTGTCGAACTTCATTTTTATAATATTCAGACATGTTTTCTAATATTTTGTTCATTTCTTTTTTTTCTTCCTTCCAAAGATATTATAATAAATCACCTTAACTTTTTCTTTTAATTCTTTTTGTTTGTATTTTGATGTATCTATTTCAGATAACAAATACGAAAACAACATTCTTTTAGATAAATTACTCATCTCTTTCTCCTAACTCTCAACCATTCGGTCATACTTGTTAAGAATTGTGCCTTACAGCCTAATCACTGTTATTCAGCCATACGCTATCCCCATCTGCATAATGGGAAACTCTTTAATTATTATTTTATTTTTTTCCTATTGATGATCTCGCCACATATCGCTGATCAACATGCTCTGCACCCTACTGTTTCTTCTTTCCTGTACATTGTATATCTTTCCCTTTGTCTCTACATGGGTCGACCAGTCTGTTGCTGTTTGAAATACAGCGAATAAATTTTCACCATACTTTTTGGCATACTTGGAATATAATTCCTTTAACGCCTTCATTTGTATTTCACTCCACCATTGGTTCGGCTTGTCATTGTTCACCCAAGCCAATTCCTGTTTAAATAATGTCAAAACTGTGTGTTCTGCTATTTTCTGTCCGATCCATCTTTTCTTTTCTTCTTCGCCTTGGAAGAAGTTTTCAAGAGCCAAATCAATAGCTTTATAATCTTTCTCGATAACTTTATCAGTATTATGTTTAGTGCGTACATGGAGCATCCAATCTAGTGAGGTACATTTGTTATCGCAGAACATATATCTCGCCATCGCTATCATGTCTTCTGCAAACCGTTGGTTGTGTGAAGACCTGAACTGTAATTCAAATACACTTCGTTCTTCAGGATGGTCAAACATCTTTGCTCCTCTTTCCCTGTTGAATTTCCAGTTACGCAGATACACAGCTCCATTGTTATCAACTGTATCCGTTATCTGAACATCATCAAGATTAAGCTTTGAGTTTAATATTAAATCGTTGAAGTGATTGATTGCTTTTTCATAAGACCGTACCTTATATGTGTTGCTTACCACGGACAAACCTTTGCCTGTGTCTTTTCTATAAACTTCTTTCTTTGCCATTATTGGTTTTTGAAATACATCAAATACTGGGCGAAGACCTACGTTGAAGTTCGCATCAGGATGTATTGCAAACTTGTCAGGTAGATTTCTTTGTTCAACTATTGTTTGTTGTAGCATTTTTAATCTCCTTTATTTCATTTGTTAATATTTCAATTTGGGTTTTTAGTTCTGAAATTTCGTGATGCAAACTTTCTTGTGTTACATATTCATCTGTTTGAAAATTATCATTCATGTAACTTTCAACCTTGTCTTCGACTTCGGATTCCAAGTTGTCTTCTAAATAGCTTTGTGCCGATTCTTCAGCCAGTTGCGTGATGGTAGTTTCAATGTCACTCATTTTTATTTTCCTTTCCTATGTTATCTAAAAGTTCAGATGCTTTATTCAAACCATCCTCATAGCCTTTGTTGTATGCCTTCTTATAATTTACATTACCGTTGCGAAGGTGTTTGATGAAAGCGTACCGTACATGCTGGTCGCACATTGTTGACACAGCGATTGGTTTCTGTTTGCTTTCGCTAAAGTAAGTTACTTCTTCAGGCATTTCTTTCTCCTTCTTTTGCATGGTCATCTACAATTTTATTTGTAGTTTCTATTTGTTCATCACAGATTGAAATTATTTTTGCTAATCTGTTATTTACATACGATTTAGGTTTGCAAAATACGACTTGAAGATTGTGTGCTAACATCCTGATATCCTTGAATTTTTCCTGTGTTGTTAGTTCCCTAATCATTGGCTTTTCCATTTAGTTTTTTTTCTGTTGAATAATATTTATCTATTTCTTTCTGTGATGGCTCTAGATCACTCATGTCTGGTTCTCCTGAATCTATTGCATTTGCTTTTTCCCATACACCCAACTCATTTAAACCATACTGTTTGATAAATTCTTTCTTTGTCATTCCTACTGCCTCTGCCTCCATGTCCATTAGCCACGCTTTTACTTTACCCATTTTTACCTCTCAAATATTTTGTTAATTTTAATGCCAGTATTATTATGCAAACCCACATTGGAGCTGACACTATGCTGATTACTAATGTTGGATTCACTCCAGCTACTAGCATTGTTACTATGAATCCTAACCCTAGTGTGATGAGCAAGATTATAAATGTTCCTAGTTTTGTACTCTTGCTGTCAAATTCATCTTTGATTTTTAGTTTCATTTTTCGATCCTTCGGTCTTCGGTTTGTTCGGTCTTCGACTTCGGTATTACGGACTTCGTCCTTGTTGCTCGGTCTTCGACCTCGTAATCGGTCTTCGACCTCGGTTTCTTTTCGGTTTTCTTTCTGCTGTAAATTGTTTTCATAGCAACTACACGCTTTCGGTATCTTGGGCTGTGTAGTTGCTCTGCGATTGGATTTCTTTTTTTCATAGTATTTGTAATACGAGTTGTAGTGTCACGATTGCTGTATACCCTACGACAAATCCTATTATAAAATGTTTTATTATACTCATCTTCTTTTTACCTCTTGATACATTAATACTGATAGACCTGATCCTACAACCAGCAACCAGTCATTCAATAATCCATATTTAAACGGACTATGTTCTGTCATTAACACCACCATTGCTACTGCCAACACCATTAGTAGCATTATGCCTATTGATTTAGTCATTGTTGTTTACCACTTGTGTTGTTTTTTTAACAAATGGATTTCGCACATCATAATCTTTAATGACTGGTGTTTTATCCATTGCTTTTTTAACTGCCTCAATGTCTTCCCTTAAAGCCCATTCAGTTATTTTGTATCCACCCTTAATTCCTAGTGAGATAGCTTTCAATGTTTTGATAATCATAATTGCTCCATTCTGATTCTATTGTGGTTAGTTCTTTATGGTTAATCCGAATCTCCTGATATAACCAATACGGAATCATCAAGACCATTATCAGATTCCAAATTATTATTAGTGATATAGCTGGAATAATTAGTTTCATTTATCTATCCCTTCCTATTGATATGTTTTCTTTTGATATGTGATTGAGTGCCACATACATATACCAAACACTTAAATCGTACTCCCACATTCTAGTTTTGCAGAAGTTGAAGTGGTATTTGTTCTTATCAAATTGTTCCTTGTAATATTCGCCCATACTGCCCTTGAAGTAGTTTTCTAGATTCTTTTCTAGGTAGAATGATTCACAACTGTTGTTTTTTCCGTTGAATATTATTGTATCTTTATCTTCAGGATTAACTGGTTCTATATGTCCTATTTCTTTTACATAATCGTATTCCTTTAAGACTTGTTTCCATTCCTCGTCTGTGAAACTTCTCTTTTGATGTATGTAGTTTGTATATCCCATATAATTTCTCCTTTTTTATGTGTATTCGGTATTACTCCCTAGGGTTCTTGCGTTCATTTTTTTTTAAAATGTAAACCTAGAGGATGTGGTTAACCCTCTAGGATAGGAGTAATTATTATTAGACAGCTTGAGCAAGAACCTCTTTGTTCTTTTTGATAAGGTCTTCTTCTATTGGTTTGGAGAAGTTTACCGTTGCCGTCCTAGTTCTTTGTTGAACCGTGGAATCACTTGAACCAGCCACATATGTTTTCTTGGTCAGTTCTTGGTAAACTTCTATTAATGCCTTAATGCGTTCATTGTAGATTTGAAATCGCAATCTATATAGTTTGCACTTATACTCCTCATTATCTGATTTCCTTTGTGGGATTTCGGATGATTTCAAATCTTTGTTATGACCACCAACTTCTTGTAGGTGTGCTTGACTGCGATTTGTTGATTTGTCAATTTGCATTTGCCAAGCGTTACGCCTGAATTTTAGACCGTAGATATGTTGTCTCATATCGTAATCGCAGTCTATGTACTCCTGATCGTTTTCTGATTTATCCTTGTACATATTAAGGCATTTATCCTTAAAGATTTTAAACTCTGAAGTCATTATGTCTGTCAGAATTTCGTCTGTACGCCTTGCGTCTAAAACCTTTTTAGTCTTTTCAACATCTAAAGATTTTTTACCTTGCCACTCGTCTATGAGTTTTTGAGGTACTAGTTTGTTTTTAGTCATTTGGTACTCCTTTCGATTAAATGTAAATGATTCCCCAAGTGGCAAACATTTCTGTTGAGATGACATTTAACTTATCGTCATCTTCAGATTGTTTAGCTTGAAGCCATTGGATTTCGAGTTCTTTAAACCTAGCGTCTGTTTCGTGTAACTTGACGATAAGTTTTTCCATGTCTTGTTTGGTTTTTTCAGTCATTTGATACTCCTTTTTTAAATGACATTAGAACAATTAAAACCACTCTAATTGTTTAAAATTTGCAGATATGATGTTTCTTGTCCATCTGTTTAGCTAAAGTCAAAGTGTGTTTAGTACCTTTCGACCTACCATCCCAAAATGCAATTATCATATCTGCGTAGTTTACAATTTCCTGATTTCTCAATGGACCAGCTTTGTTTCCGTACTCTACCCAATTTGGATAGAATATTTTTATGCAACATCCTTTTTCTTTTGCAAATCTTTGACATAGCTGGTCAGCTCCACTTGCTCCACCAGATACAAACTCAACATTAAGATGAAGAATCCTAGATTCAAAATTAGGTAACAATTCTAGAATAGTGGAGCTTAATCTTTCGTAGTCATCAAATCGTCGTGATCCGATAACTGCTACTTTAAATCGATTTAACATTGTGAACTCCTTTCGAGTTATGTTTTTTAAATGTTAGTTTTGATACGAATGGCTAGATTGGGCTAGTCTAACCTTCCAAAATGTGCCATCAGCGGATTTTGGTTATGGTTAGCTGAATACAAGTGCTAATTTGGTTTCAGCACAATCCAAATAAAAGCGTGAGTTAAGCACATCACTTGTCTTGTGATGGTCCTGTTTTTATTTGGCGAATTGTGTCTAACAGTAATCTTCTCTCTAAATGGAGCGGAAGACTACTTGGTCTTCTCGGATAGAAGCGATTACGCAAATTAGTGCTTGTATTTATGGATACCCAATATAGTCATTATGATGAACACAATCTCGATTGAATTGGTGAATAGATAGGAACGCTGAAGGCGTTTCAAGATTCTGTTCACCAAGATACAAATGTCGCCAAACATAAGGTAAATTACTTCTTCCCCGAGCTTTCTCGCAAGTCTTTTTGGTTCTTGCTTGTCAAGAACAGAAGAAAGTGACTGCCTCGTCCAGATTTGGCGATCCAAAATCGTCAAATATGGATAACGGGCTTTGCGAAAACCGAGGGTAATTTACCGAACAGTCTTACTTGCTTACTTCTGTGCGATACTTGTACTTGTAACAATTTGTAACAATATGTTTCTTGACATGGATATTTATGATAGTATTCGTGTTTAGGGATTTATGAAAACCAGAAGTCTGACAACGAAACAAAAGGAGCTTGTTGATACAATCGTAATGACAGGATGCAGTATTACGGAAGCCAGTCAAAAGGTAGGATACGCAAAGGGAGAATCAGGCAGAGTAGTAGCAAGTAAAACCTTACGATTACCCCACGTACAGAGGTATATGATGGAAAGGATAGTGAATACCATTGGATTAGGAGCAGTATCAGCCTCACGAAAGATGGTTGAGTTGTCAAACGGAGCAAGAAGTGAGTATGTGCAACTCGAGGCGAGTAAAGACATACTGGATCGGGCTGGAATAAGAGTACCTGACCGAGTACAACACGAAGTAGCTGGTGAAGTGAAAATCAACATAGACCTGAGTTAATAAAGACTGCTTGTATATATCTGGAGACAAAACGAATGTTGCCTTCTAGAAGAGGGGGTGGGGCAAAAACGGATCTTTGTTTATACATATATCTCTTGTCCTCGCATTATAGGTGTAAAAAAAGCACGAAGTGTGAATTGAAAATATATTTTTTATTCTGTAGGGTTGAGGGTTCACCCTAACTCATATACAAAAGGAATAGAAAATGAAAACAGATCAAGATACCATCATCCAAACACTGCAAGAACAGAACAAGCATCTCCTAGACAGATTGGAGAAGGCGTATGAGGATAAGAGTGAACTGCGAAGAAAGATGTATGATAATGGCAATGGTAAGGCGAAGTATGTCTACGCAGATGACGGAACACCAGCAAGACTGAACATGAAAAGAGGCGATCCGACCAAGGAAGGCACGGATTAGTGAGTTTCCTTCAAACCATCTCAATAGAGGACAGGAGAAGGTTGAGGAAGATCGTCAAGAAGGTTCATCTGAAGAACTATCCCACCCAGTTCATCAATGACAGGGAGGCTGACAAATTAGTAGAGGCGTTTGGAGAGGAAACAGTCTATAACCTGATCAAGAAGCACAAGGATTTGGGAGAGATTGACTGAGTTTAATTACAAGCCACAAGGAGAGGTCCTAAAGAGATTCATGAAGTCCAATGATTTCTTCAGGGGAATCAGAGGACCAGTAGGATCAGGCAAGTCCGTTGCCTGTTGCGTGGAGATATTCAGAAGGGCTTTGCAGCAAGAAAAGAACAGCCAAGGTATTCGCAAGTCAAGGTGGGCCGTCATCCGAAATACCAATCCCCAATTAAAGACGACAACGATCAAGACATGGCTCGACTGGTATGACGAGAACTTATGGGGGAGATTCCATTGGTCCGTTCCCTACACCCATCATTTAAAGAAGGGTGATATAGATTTAGAGGTCCTTTTCCTAGCATTGGACAGACCTGAAGATGTCAAGAAACTGCTCTCGCTGGAGCTGACTGGAGTGTGGGTGAATGAGGCGAGGGAAATACCCAAGTCCATCATAGATGCCTGTACAATGAGGGTTGGACGATTTCCTTCCATGAGGGAGGGTGGAGCGTCTTGGTACGGAGTGATCTGCGACAGCAATGCTCCTGAAGAAGATCATTGGTGGGCTATTATGGCTGGAGATGTTCCTGTACCTGACCATGTGTCAAGGGATGAGGCGTTGATGCTGGTCAAACCTGACAACTGGTCCTTTTACTCCCAAGCTGGAGGCATGAAGGAAAAGCGAAACACGAAAGGTGATTTAGAAACTTATACGGAGAATGAACACGCTGAAAATAAATCCAACCTTACCCCCAAGTATTATAATAACATCATCAGGGGTAAGACGAAGGGCTGGATTGATGTCTATGTCCTTAATAAACTGGGAAGCATTGAGGAAGGAAAGCCAGTCTATCCTAATTGGAGAGAGGAAGCCCATCTGTCATCCGAACCCTTGCTCCCTGATAAAAATTCCTTGCTGTATGTGGGGATTGACTTTGGATTGACACCAGCAGCGACCTTCGGACAGAGGCTTTCAACTGGAAGATGGATCATTCTGCATGAACTGGTCTGTTTTGACATGGGAGCCATCCGATTTGCCGAGGCGTTGAAGCATGACTTTGCAAAATATTTCAGGAATTTTGAAACGGAAATCTATGGTGATCCGTCAGGAGACTACAGGGCGCAAACGGATGAAAGAACGCCCTTTCAAATGCTCCGACAGGCTGGAATCAAGGCGATACCAGCTCCATCCAATGACATAGCCCTTCGAATTGAAGCAGTAGACAGCGTTTTGAACAAAATGGCTGACGGAAAGCCCTGTTTGTTGGTGGATCATAGGTGTTTGAACATTAAAAAAGGATTTAACGGTGGATATCACTACAGAAGGATGCAGACTGCTGGTGATCGCTATGATGAAAAGCCCTTCAAGAACAGATATTCCCATATTCATGACGCTTTGCAGTATATGTTCATGGGAGCTGGTGAAGGAAGGACCATCTTGCACGGAAAGAAAAGAATGAACCCAACAAAAGCAAAAACAACTTGGAATGTTTTTGACAAGGTGGACAAACCAAAAAGGAAATCATGGAACATATTCGGAATGAATGGCTAGTATTTTTCTATACGCCCTTTAATCCCCCTTGGTACACAAAATGGCGAAAAAAGGGCTTTACCCATGTTGGAGCTATGAATTTTTATCCCAAATTTGACTGCTGGATGCTTTTAGAGGGGTTGTATGGACGATTGCATGTCGAACTTATTGACGGTCCTGAAGCCCAAAAGATTCTGTCCTATGTAAAAAGATTGAACGGAAAGGTCCTCAAGGGCAGGGAAATGGATACGCCTAACTTTCGTGGAGAGTGGTGGGTGAAGGAGCATAGCTGTGTGAGTTACATTCAGCGATTAATTGGTTTACGATCCTTTTGGATGTTTACGCCCTATCAGTTATTTTGTGCGTTGAAAAAAAATGATTTTCAGCTCTTTGTAGGGCAAGGATTAAATAATGGCTAAACGACCAAAACCTAAACCTAAACCAAAACCTAAAGGATATTAAAATGACCAATCCTTATGAAGCAGTATTACAGGGAGAAAGTATTGCAATTAAAGATATACAAAAATGGTGGCATGATATGACACCAATGGCAAAAAGAAGAATTTACAATGCCAACAAGGCAAAAAAGAAATACAAAAAAACAATCAAGGCAAAAAGAGTATTAAACTCTAACGCAAGTAATTAAATGGCTTATACCGATTACGAAAAAGCGTGGAAAAAAATTATGAAAGAAAAAGGCATTTCTAAAGAAGATGCCATTAAAGAATTAGACGAATTATTAACAATACCTTATCCTTGGGAAGAAGCTAAAAAAAAGAAAAATAAAAAAGCAGTTAAGGCAAAAAGAAAAGTTGTATAATGGGAATTTTTAAAAGACCTGAATATCAGGAAACGGAAACCGACAAGATGATTAAGCGTCAGCTTGAGGAAGAACAAAAGGAACGAGCAGTAAAGGAAGAAGCAAGGGCTGAAAGAAAAAGAAGATACGCCAAAGGAATGATTGGTTCACGATCCATGTTCTCAAGAGCTGGTGGCAGTGGATTCTATGATCCTGAAGGGCAGCAGTATTCATAATGGGAGGTAACAACTCAACAAGCTCCAATTCACAATCAACAAGCTCCAATTCACAAGGTGACAGTTATTA